CCTGTGGTGCTTCCGGAACTACCAGTTACGTTGCCCGTCACGTTGCCCGTTAAAGCAGCCGTAATAGTTCCCGCAGAAAAATTGCCACTGGCATCACGGGCTACAATCGTGCTGGCCGTGTTTGCATTAGTGGCATTAGATGTGACTGTGAATGTTGCGCCTTCAGCACTGGCTGAACCAGACAAGCCAACACCGCTGACTGCCCCGGCAGCAACGTAGTTACCTGTTGTCTTGGTTCCCAACGCTACAGCATCGTTAGCGATACCTGCCGCACCAATCTGAGGACCTTCGCCTGTAGTTCCATCGTGGCTATGGCCTGTAGTTCCATTAAAGGCCGACTGAATTGCATCGAACTCGCCATCCAAATCGGAAGCGTTAATTACGTTACCGTCTGCAATGTTGTTGGCCGTATCGTTTCTGGTATAGCCTGTACCCATTTGTTATCTCCTTCCGTATGTTCCATACTGCAGAGTTGCAGCGTCTACAGTAAATACGGCATCTGTTTCGGTTCCGGTTGTTTCATAAAGAATGGACACGGTAAAACCGGATCCTATAGTTTGCACCTCGAAGATTGCTTTCTGCTTTGTTCCGAACAACGAGGTTCCATAAATTCCTGACCCGTAAGTAATAGAAGCAGCCGCATCTGTTGAAAGAACAGAATCAGGCTGCGGCACATCTGGTTGATCAAAATCAAACTTGAGGGAATACTCCAAGTCAAAGGAACCGTTCACATCCAGATATGTGGTCCCCTTGTAAATTGTTTTTCGCACATTCGGGTCGTTAAGCGGGACGAACGGAGTCGCAAAAGTCGCAGGTATGGGGTCACCGTCCAGTGTGTTTCCTTGTTCCATTTGATAGACATATCCGTCCGATGCTCCAAAATAAATGCGTTCTGCAAATCCATCATATTCACTGGTTACAACGTAGGCATTGAAGCCACGCAAGTCGTTCCAAGAGATGCCCTCTTGAAGCTGCGTTCCGGCAACAGCCTTTGCTGCATCGTTGCTGTATCCACTGTTGTAGCCAAAGATACGATACTGGCTTTTCTCACGGATAACTGTGCTGCTAAATCCACCCGGGCTAGATGAAATCAAATCCAACATCTCTGTCTGTATCGGCTTGGATACGACACCCAAACTAAAGTCACCTACACGATCTGTTGCGGAAAACAAACGAAGACCATCTGGCCCCAAGAACATGATGTCACCACCAATTTCCTGAACTGTGTCTTCGGCAACACATCCCAAGTCCCGCGAGACAGGTTGCAACTGAAAGTCATCGATGCTGCTTCCCACCAACCGATTTATGGTATTCTCACTAAATATAATCAACTGGTCGCGGAAAACAATCAATCCCGTTATGGTATCAGCTATATTTATTATACCACCACCGCTTGCACTTGTAAAGTCATCATCTTCATATGGAGCAGAGAAAACAAGGTCTTTTCCGTTGGCAAGGAAGATGTGGTTCTTGAAATTAACAACTTGGCTTGCCCCAGAGGTGTCGGTGGGCAACGATGTTAACTGCTCAAAGGTTGTCCCGTCAAAACGGAATGGCTTACCTGTTGCGTCCACAACCATCAGCTTTTCCGTTCCATCGAAGTCATACTTCAGAAAACGAACCTTGCCGGATCCACCCAACGTAATCCCACCGCTGCTAAAAGTAGCGTTATCGGTTATCTGGGTCCACCCCGAACCGGATGAACGGAACAGGTCATCCCCCCGGGCTGCATACACGTTACCACCGTAACGAACAATCCCACGAACGTTTCCGGTATTGGATAGCGCAGCACTGTCAAATTTCTCGTAACCTTCCACGCGGCGATATCCACCGAACACAGACGGTTCAAAGTTGCGGAGAATCCGGGCAGAACCGGGGGCCTGTATCCCTTGCTGAAACGGAGAAAGGTTTGTAATCAAGCCACCTTTGAACTCAAAGGCGTATGTCTGCCAACGATCTGGCATCTAGATAGCCCTCGCATACACGTTTTCATTTACAAGAAGAGTCCGCATGTGCTTGGTTCCCTGCTCAAACTTACGAAGGGCCAGACTTGCAGACTCAAGGTTGTCGCGGAACATATAGGCATGATACATAGCCCCATCGACTATGACATGCTTGAAACGGTAGGGTATTGTCGGAACGTCATCGTAGGTGTTAAGGTCTGCCGGGAACATGAAATATTCGTATTCGGCAGTGTAGGCTTTGTCCGGCATCGGAGCAAAGATGATGTCTCCGTCTTGGGACCGAACAACATATTCGGGGACAGTCCCATTGGTTGTATCTGTCTCGTATTCCTGATCGATGTAGCGGTCGATATATTCATCGTAGGACATCTGTTTCAGGTGCAGAGCAGATCCTACACCTAGCGTGGTATTGCGCTGGATGCGGACAGTATCAAAATCAACATACTTGGCGTTCTCTGGTAGCGGGTAACGGAGTTCCCCAGCAGTCATGGTAATATCATCTGTATTGTGATTGAAAGGCCAGTTAAAGTGCATCTGGTTGATATCGCGGATTGCACTGTTGATGCTGTCTTTGATTTGGGAATAGAATCCAGTCGAAGATGAAAAGTTAGAGGAAGTCAACTCCGGTTCATTAAGGCGGCGACACACCTCGTTGGATAATTCAAGGTAATTATATGCCATCAGTTTTTCTCCACTACACGGATGCGAACTTCCTGCTCGATGATGGTTGCATCACTGGCAGTCATCCGGCAAATAATTTTGTAGGTAGTAAAGGCTGTGCCACTGCCCAAGTAGATTGTAGCAACGGTATCTGTGTTGGTGCTGCTTACATATTGCAAACCGTTAACTATCTCACCTGCTGTCCATGTCTGCAGAACGTCATCTGCATCATAAATTTTCCAGACGATGCTAGAGATTGTGTCACCTTCTAGCTGTTCTGTCCAGTTGATAGAGTAGTCTAGCTGATCGTCCGGATCTTTGTCAGGCCATTTCATAGACATCACGCAGCCCTTCTATTTTGAGTGTTTTCTTTTGGCTGTAGAATTACAGTCCTAGCCCTGCTGAATGTATCTGCATCAAACGTGGTTATTGCATCAGATGGTGCAGGTAAGTTAACCGCTGTTGTTCCAACAACTCCCGACAAACCTGCCGCTGTGTTGAGAGTCAAGGAACCAACAAAAGTAGTTGCACTTACACTTAGTAAGGCTTCTGTTGGTTGGTCTTCTACTTCACCTACTTGGGCAGTGCCTTCTACACCAGTTAGTGTTGTATTGGCTGTACCTGTTAATGTAAGATTAATTACATTGGATGCTTCATTCGTAATTGTAGTAGAACCATTTGTTCCATCAAAATGAAGCAGTGCTTCTGTATTTCCATCTAAAGAGTATGCTTCTGTTTCAGGTGTAAAACTTGCAGCAGAAAGACCTGTTGGTGTAGATGCTCTAAACTCATCTATGTATCCTGTAAATTCTTCGGAACCATTTTCTTTAGCCCCAATTACATAGGTATGAGCATTGTATCCTGCACCTGCTTGTTGACCTCTTTGGAATCCATCTACAAATACTTCTGTAAAGGCAAACCTTCTTTGTAGTCGTATATGATGCCAAGTATCGTTACTTAATTGTCCAGTAACTGACCTAGTTATAGAACCATCTTTAATTACTTGTAAAGTACCACTACTAATACGTAAAGCAAAACCAGAGTTAGAGTTTTGTGCATCCCAAAGATGAGCAGTTTGACTTGTTAGCGTTGAAGAGTAAACCCAAAAATCTACAACCCACTCTGAACTTGTTAACAGACTTGAAGTGTAACTTGTTGTTACAAAATCACCTGTTCCATCTAGTAGTAAACTAGCAGTGCCAAACTTCTTTTCTGCTGTAGAAAGCTGTGCATCGCCACTTGCTGTAAAAGGTTTGAGAGGATTAAGTTCCCCTTCTACTCCCGTGACACCTGCAGCGGTATTAACTCCAACTGTTCCTGCTTGCCCTGTAGCTTCTACACCTGTAGCAATCGGTTCATCTACGTTAGGACTTACTGTTCCTATAGAACCTGTCATAGGTGAACCAGATACAGGAACACGGTTAATAGACCTGATGTCCAGTCCTGCTGCGTTAACTGTAAATGTGCCAACTACACCTGTTAGCCCTGCCGCTGTGTTAACAGTTAGGCTTCCAACAGAACCTGTACCTTCAACACCTATTGTGATACGTTCTGTAACATCTACCTCAAAACCACCTGCTACAACACTAGCAATATTACCTGTAGCTGAAACACCACTAATACTAACAGTAATATTGATTACACCATATTCAGATGAACCGTATACACCGCTTCCATATATTGCAGATACAGTAGCCATCTACAGACCTTTTAAGCTATACGGATTACAGCGTTGGATGCGTCAGCAGCAGGAAATTCAATAGTCAAGTCACCAGCAGTAGCAGATACAGTGCCACCAAAGTCGATAACGCAGATAGCAGAGTTGCTGTTTGCAGTATTGTAGATGATACAACCGTCAGCAGATACTGTTACGTTTGCAAATACTTCATCAGTGAAATCTACGATAGCGGTAGAACCGTCCAAAGTAATTGATGCACCGTCAAGAACCTGACCACCAGCAGTGTAGTTAGTCCCAGATGCTTCGTCAGAGTTACCTGTTACGTCAGAATAGTTAGTTGTGCTGGCGTTATATGTGCCAGTAGGGGACGCTTTAATCAGAGCAAGTTTCAGAGAGTCGGTATCCAAATCGTGAAGACCGCCCAAGAGTTCTGTCTTAAAGCTGTTGCACATTGCAGTTGTGATTGCCATAGGTTTTCTCCTTAAATAGGCAGGTTAGAGAGAGGTTTCAAAAAACTCTTCTATGGATATTGATATGTGAACGGCACTGTTTGCACTTGCAAGGCCGCGAATCTTGTCATCCTTGACAAGGAAAAGGGGGTAGTCTGTAATCTGAAGCAACGAATTAGCGGGCAACTCAACAGTTTCCGCAAGGGTATGATACGTTGTTGTTGCAGCTTCATACCAGTCCAGACTAAAAGTTACAGCGGAAGAGGACGCATTGTTGATATAGATGCTGTTCACGTCTGCTGTGAAACGGGCAGGAACGGTGTAGATATCCTGATTGGATGTCGTCAATTCTAGGGGGAGTGTGCGTTTCTTACGGCGTTCCATGTTACACCCCGTTGGTCAAATCGTAAAAAACAAGTGCGCCAATGGCTGAACCTGCGGGTGAACCTGATACAGCAGTACGAATACCAACCGTCATAATATCACTTGTGCCACCTATTGTTCTACCAAGCTGCAAGCTAAACTTGTATCCTGTTGCTGCGTCAATACCACTACCTGCTTGAACTGTGTTAGTAATATAATCTAGCTGCACAACTTCACCACCTGTCATTGCGGTAGCACTTACATCATAATCCACATTGGTAAATGTGCTGGTATCCCAAGATGGGCTTGTTAATGTGGCATTACGAACAAGCGTTATAATGTAATCTTGTCCAGTAGTAGGCAAGACTTTAACAATTTGTGGAAGCACAACAGCATCAAGAGAACCGCTATTCAAACGGACGGATACTAAAGGTAAAGTTGTTAGACCGATACTTGAAAGCGTAGTAGTTCGTTCTGCAGCCAATTCGTTTACATCTTGTTGATAACCACCTTCGCTTATGACTGTGCTACAAATCTGTTTCATTGTAGCGGCAGAACCAATAGTATCTGTTGCGGTAATCTCGTAACGTATCGGTAGGATAGCTGTCTTCATATAGACTGAAGTCAAGTTATTAGCGTTGTGAAACTTGTGGCAGATTACATTCTGTCCATCAATTACAAAGCCTACACGTACTGTACCTACACCAAGCCACTCATAGTCAATCAAAAGAATCTGTGTCTTTGTTTCATCCAGTGTGTATCCACTAGGGCCAGTGCCATCCAGTTTATCTACATTCCAGTTAGCCTGTGTTACAAACCGTGCGTCACTTGCACTGCCGCTTGTTGATGTGCGAATTACAAAACGTAGGTCTGTTTCATTCTGTTCAAAATACACACCATCATCAGAACCAAAGTATCCTACACGTTGGCGTAGATTAGCCTGTGATTCAGCCATTGTAAAGGTAGCAAGGGTGAGCAGCGACTTACCCGGCTGATACGGAAACACACGTTTTGTTTGCCGTATGACTTCACCAGTAGCAGTACCTACCGTCATAGAGTTACTACTCTCGTTAGGTAAATGGGCAAATGCCCCACTGCCTGTTGAACTGGTATCAAACTGTGGGTCA